GATCTATAAGTCCCATGATTATCCAGGTAAATTAGAAGTATAAGGTAATAACTGTGTAGAACCTGGATTAGTTGAAATAGGAGGAATTTGTCCGTTTAAATCTAATTGTGAAGGTTGTGGTAAAAAATTAGTGATACCATCATTATATGCTTGGTAAGCAGAATTTACACCACCAAAATCAGTTCCATCTAATGAATATCCCGCTGCTGCTCCATCAGCATGCATTGTTGATTGTTGAGTAGCTAATGGATTGATTGATGGTGTTTGTCCATTAGGAGCTGCTGTGAATGGAGAGCCCTGATTAAGAAGCATGTCTAATAATCCCATTGTATATAGTTTTTATTATAAATATTATAAATTTAAGTTATTGTACTGAATATGTACCCATATTAACTGCTGTACCTAATCTGGTACTATCCATTACTATAGATGCAGCTTGTCTAGCCATATTATTAGCTGCTATTTGTTTATCTACATTTAATGTATCAGCTAATATAGCTTTAATCTCTCTCATCTCTCTAGCTAAGTCACTATTATTTGTATTACTATTATTAACAGAAGTAGGTTTATTAGTAGTAAATATTACATTATCTTCTGGTAGTCCTTGAGCAATTGGTTGAATTTGACCTTTATTGTATTTTCCTACTACTAAACCATCACTACTAACTTCACCATCACTTAAAGCAACTGCGCCTCCAGCTAATGCTGCTGCTGCTATACCTACACCAACCGCTGCTCCTATTGGATTTATTATTGCGGCAGCAATAGCTGATGTTATCATATATGCTGCTATAGCTGAGACAATTACTAATATTGCTTTAAAATTATCTATTAAGAATTTAGTTATAGATGCTATGACTTTAGCTGTTCCACTCACAGCATCCATTAATCCTTGTATATTTTCTGTTTTACTAGTCCATTCAGATATTTTATTTAATATGTCAGCCATGGGACCTGCGGCCATATTTCCTAATATGCCTTGAAGTTTTTCTATAAGATTATTAAAATTTGTTTGAGAATCAATTGCAATTAATGCCTCTTTAGCTTTTGTTTCATTACCAATGGAAGCCATTAATTCGTTGGCTTCAATTTCTCGACCTTGAAGTTTTAACATTTTAACTCTTTCTGCAATGTCTTTTTTAGCAGCGTCCCCTAATCTATTTAAGCTTTCTTGTTGTACTAAAGAATTTGCTAATTCATCTGCTGTCATACCAGCTGCTTTAGCTAATGCTTCTTGTTGAATAACATTCATTTCACCAAACTCTGTAGCGCTACCTACTTGTTTAAGTATTTCTGCTGATGCTCCTGCTATGTCTCCGTTTAAGGCTAATAATCTAGCTTTTTCTAGATTTAATTGTTTGCCAGTTAATAGTTCAGCTGATATTTGATCACTTATTGATTCTTCAAAATTTAGTAAATAACTACTCATTTTAGCTGCCTGACCTAAACTTATACCTAATTTTTGGGTCTGAACAACTGCTTTAGCTATTAGATCTGGATTGTTTTGGTATTGTAGTCTTATTTGGCCTGATACTTTAGCTACTTCACCTAGTATTTTCTTGTTATTTAATTGAATTCCTGTTTGTCTAGCTAGAGCAGCAGTTTGTTTAATAGTTGAATCGACAACATCATCTGCTGTTTTTCCATTAGCCATAGCTAATTGTTGAAGACTAGTTGCTTCATCTATGGATAACCCAATTTCTTTAGTTAAAAGAACTTGATCAGCTAATTGTCTATCTGTAAATCCTAAACCTGTTCCAAAAGCATCAGCTAATTCTAATTGTGCTGCTACTAAATTTTTAGTTGTTTTTAAATTATCATTTAAAGAACCTCCAATTTTAATAGATCCATCTTGAATTTCTGTAAAACGTTGTCTTAATGCCGCAGCTTGTTCTCTAGAAGAACCCATTGATTTAGATAAATCTACTATTTGTTTATCAGCAGCAAATCCTAATTCAACTAATTTTTGAAATCCTTTAACTAATAATCCTATTACTACTAAAGGATCAGTTAAACTAGATAAAAGACTTTTACCTAAAGAACCTATAGCTGCCCCCATTGCACCTATTTTTCCTGCTCCGTTTTGAGCTGCTATTGTAGCTGCTTGTAATGCTTCTTCAGTATCAACAAGATCTCCAATAATAGGAATTTTGGATATTCCTTTTAATGTTTTACCTGTAATACCTAATATTTTTTCTAGTTTTTGGGCTTCATCTTTTTGTTTTTCAAAATTATCAACTACTTCTCCAGATATTTCAGCTATAGCTTCTTGAAGTCTCATAACTTCATCATATTCAGCAATAGAAACAGAAATTCCAGAATTTAATTTTTTCTGAAGAGAATCTAATCTTCCAGTTAAAACTTGTCGAGTAGCTATAGCTTTATTAATCTGTTCTTCAACTTGTTTTGATGTTAACTTACCTTGATTAAGTTTTATTTGATTTTTAATCAAATCTTCATTAGCTTTACTTATACTACGAAGAGAACGATTAATATCTTTAGTAACATTATTAAAAGATGTTAATTCACTAGATCCTTCTTTAATTTCATCTACAACATCTGTTAATCTACTAGTAAGTTCTCTAAAGCCTTCATCAAGGGCACCTACAATATCACTAACTTCTTTTAGTTGTTTTTTTGCTTTTTCTGATTCTTCTGATGGTGTAGCCATATGTTAAAATATATATGTTATAAATATTAAAAAATACAACTTTTATTTATAACTAACTTTAGGACCAGGTGTAATCTTAGGTGCAGCCTCTTTAAATGCTTGTTTATTAACATTACCTGATGGATCTACTAATATGGATCTATTGCCACTACTTTTAGATGAAGCTTTTTCATGTTCTTCTGCTTCTTTTTTATAATATTCGTTAATTTTATTAAAAGTAAATTGGCGGAGCCAACGGGGCATATTATAAATAGTTTCCCAGTCGTATCCGCCCTTACCATGAAATACAATTTCATGTATTTGCGTAAATAAATTAGCGCGTACTTGTGCTGCTGTCTCAGAAGTCAGGCCAAAAAAACTTAATCCCAACTGGGATATCGACTCTATCATTACTCCCGTCGGGAAAAAAAGTTAAGTCTACATCGGGCTGTGTATCTTTTATATGTTTTCTTAATTCACGTGAGTCTCGAGCTAATAAATTAGTATCAACAAATTCTCGTATTGTTTTAGGATCTCGTTCTCCACCAACTGAAGTAATCATGTATTTTAAACGTGTTGACAATTCAGCAGATGAGTTTTTATTAATTTTTTTAAGGCCGTCTAATTCTGCTTGTATCTTTTGTTCATCTCCATGAGTTAAGATTTTATAAGCGATTTTAACACCCGTTGACGGTAAAGTATAATTGAATTCATTAATACCTTTACTAGATATTTCAAATGGTTTATTATCAATTTTACTTAAATCAACTGTATATTCTTGGTCTCCGTAGTTAAAAGTATAGTCACTTCCATAACCTAAAATACGAGCGGCAACCATAATTGCATTTTTATCTCCTACAATCAAATCACTGTAATTGATTTTAGATACAATAAGTGCTTGTAATAGTTTATCTAATACAATACCACTTTGAATGTATGACTGATTAGTAAGAATATCTTCTTCTTTTGCGGTCATATATTTCATTTCAATTTTTCCTTCTGATAAAGGATTTCCTTCGGGATAAACTAATCCTTTTGAGGGTAATTCGATAATTTCAGTTGGGAAGTTTTTTGCGATTTCCATAGCTTTTATTTAAATGTAACTTTTTATTCGTATATAAATATACTAAAAATAAAGAAGCTCACCAAATTTAGGTGAGCTCTTGTTTAAGTATTTCTATTATTTGTTGTGGATTATTTTTTATATCATTTTCCCAAAATCTAAGTAATTTAAAACCATTATCTTGAGCCCAGTCATTCTTTTCCTTATCTCTTATTAAATTTTTTTCTTGAGTCTTACATATTGAACCATTAGGATATTTTATTGGATTACAATGGTAAAAATCTCCATCTACTTCAATGATAGTATTATATTTAGGTAAATAAAAATCATAGAATGCTTTAATTTCTTTAACATAATATGAATGTATATTTTCTATATTTAATTTATCTAAAAAATTTTTTTTGAAACTCATATTCTAACTTGGAAATGTGTAGTTTATCTTCTTTTACAATTCGGTTTATAGCCGAGTTGCTCATTTTTTCTTTGGTCTTTTTTGAGTGTTTTTTACCTACTCTAAATCCTTTGGGTTTGGGTTTAGGTATTCCTTTAGCTCCTTTAGATATATTTTTACCTAAAGTTGGTTGTTTTCTATTTTCTTTAACAGCGTTCCTGATATAATCATATTCACCTGATTTGAATTTAGCTTTACGAGTTGATTTAATTTTATTTACTCTATCGGGGTTGTCCCAATCACCCCAATGTCCTTCTTTTCTTGAATTATGACCTACTATAAATTCAAAAAAATCCCCGTTTTTAGGATTATAATTTGTAAAAGATCCACAACCACATTCACATAACCTATTTTCCCCATTATATTTAGTTTGGATCAGATATTCAGGAAATTTTAATTTATGGATAAAAGAAGTATGTTTACTTAATTTTTGTTGTTTATCGGTTTCGTAATCACATAGTTGACATTTAAGCATAAAGAATTCCTTTCGTTTATTATAAATATTCGAAAGGAATTCAAAATCGACTTGGATTGTTGTTTTTTTAACTAAAAGTTCAAAATTGCGTAATCCATTCCTAAGTTAACTGTTAATTCTTGTGCTGACGCATCTTCATCCCAACTATAATCACCGAAATTAGCTGATTTAATAAATGCGCCTTTAATAATCCATTCTGATACAATATCACCTACTGGTCCTAAAATATTGATTGTTACGTCCTTTTTATAAAAATCTGAGTAACCATCTCTACCCGTCACAGATTCATGATGTAAACGTACCCATTCCATTACTGATTGAGCACCTGATGGTGTGATAGGATCATGTAATGTCATTTCAATATCTGCCCATTGAGCTCTTCCTTTGATTTTACGGTAAACGTTAATGTGGTTTAATTTAATTTCACCCATATCAACACTCACTGGTCCAATTTTCTTAATAACATATGATGGGATTCCATCTACATACATTATAAAACGATTTTTTACTTTCGGTTCAAATGCTGTGAAGAATATTTCGTTTGGATTTAATACTGCCATTTTATTTTTATATTTTTATGTTTATTATAAATATCTATGTTTTAAAGAATTACGCTGGGAATGTTGCACCCGTTGGAGTAATATTGAAGTTCAAGTAAATGAATTCAGCAGTCTTAGTAGGTTGTAAGTAAATGTTACCAATTAATTGATTACGATCAATTACATCAGGTGTATTGTTTGAATCATCCATTACTACCTTAAATGCATATAGTCCTTGACGTTGTTGAACACTTGTTAAGTATGGATTTACTTGGCTTAAGAATGCATTTCTTGTTGCTGCTGTATTTTGTTCAAATACTAAATTAAGAGCAACTTGAGAGATATATGATTTAAGAGAAATTAATAAACGACGAACATTTACTCTATCTAAAGCACTTGCTCTAGTTTGTAATGTTTTCTGGCCATATACTACAACTCCTGTTCCTGGGAATGTTGCGATTGGATTTACCTTACCAGTATATAATATATCACGTTGTGCTTGTGACAATTTAGTTTCTGCTCTTACTACTGTAGATAAACCACCTCTGTTAATACCTGCTGGTGCGAACCAAGGTTCTGATACTGCATCGTTATAAGCATATACTCCACCAATCATTGTTGAAGCTGGTACCCAAACTAATTGACCTGTTGAAGGTTCAATTACTTGTAGCCAAGGCCAGTATGAAGCAGCATATGATGTATTTTGTCCTTGTGCTTCTGCAGTAACAGTACTTGTACTAGAGTTATAAGGCACAAGATCAAGTACATAAATATTATCTCCACGGTTTTGTGTATTTGAGATAATACTATTTACTTGAGAACTATGAAGTGAATCAACTAAACCAGGAGTTAATAATACATTAAATTTATAATCATCCGTATTAGCTAATAAGCTAATCATATTATCGTAATTAGCTCCAACCAATCCTTGAGTTTGTGTAGTTATAGCATTATAAAAATTAGCACCACCTTGGAATATACTAGCTCCTCCACCAAATGTTCCACTAGCGTTTGTAGGAATAGAAGATGAGTAAGCAGGAACTGATATTGCTCCGTTACTATTTAGATAATTAGGAGTAGTAAAGTTTACTTGTTTTACAGTTATATAATTTGATCTATTAGCGTATGATCCTGAATATTGAATAGAAGCATTTCCGTTCGGATCAGTGACAAAATTTGCAATTGTATCACCAATTATTTTAGAAATATAATTTGGAGAATATGGATCTAAAGTTAAACTAGTCCAAGCCTCTAAAACAGCAGGTTGTAAACTATTATCATCACCTCTTCTAATTAACAAATCAAATGTTCCTGATCCGCTATTTGCATTTATAATTTGCCATCTAACATTATCTGTTGATCCGCTTGGTAAAACATTATTTGCTACTTCAGAACCACTATTATTCATAATGTCTCCTTTAGTAAGAGGTTGAAGTACAAATGGTGATAATCCAGATGTGTTACCACTTGATCCTGTAGGAATTAATGAACTAGAAGCAAATGCCCAAGCGCTAGATTGTGATACTACTCTTGCTACTAATAGTGATTCACCTCCGTTAGCAAAATAATTATATGCTGCTATTGAGGTTAAATAAGTATAAGTTTGAAGATTAGTCGCACTACCGCTTTGGAAAGTTGTACCAAATACATTTTGATATTGATTCCAAGTAGTAACTATTGTTGGAACCTCAACAGGACCTTTTACTGTTGGTCCTATAATTGCTGCTCCTACAGTAACAGGTCTTTTAGATACAAAAGAATTATCATTTTCTATTGCTAAAACACCGGGTGATATTAAAGTTTCTGCCATTGTTAATTATTTTATTTTTGTTATAAATATGGTGAAACCTATTAAAAATATTAGTTATTTATAAATTCTCCTTTTTCAAGATCAATAGATCCATCACCATATTTTTGTTGTAAATTTTTGCCTAAAACTAATTCTTCTTGAACTAATTTTTTTAATTCATCTTTAAGAATATCTTTTTGATTATTAAATTCTTGTATTCTTAATTCGATAATTCCAAAATTTTCTGTTAATTGAATTCGTTTTTCTCTAACTGATTTTAGACTTGTAACTTCCTCTTGTGTTAAAACTTTTGTTTCCATAAATTTGATTTTGTTATAAATATTATAAAAAATTTAATATTATAATGTTCTTGGTGATATTTTAACCGTTCGTGATGGAGTAACACCGCCCACCCAAATATTGGGATAAGTAGCCGTATCAACTACGTTTGCTGCGGTTGTTGGATTGCCTTGTAAATGTACGTTGTCGAAGTCCCATGCAACAAAGCCTCCGTTATCGGTTGACTTTAGTAACCAACGATTATCTCCAGTGTTGCCAAAACAATTTGACATTACAACCATAACTGTTCCTGATTTTGATTCTACTTCTAATAAAGTAAAATTAGCAGTTGAGTTTTGAATCTCTGCTCCTTCAAATTTGATGAAGTGGTAATCTGAACCCGTAAATTTAAACGCTGCGCCCGTAAATGTTCCCGCACCTTGTGAATTAATTTCACAACGTGGATTTATAATAGTAATCTTCTTGCCTACTGAATTACCTTTGTTATCATAACTGACCGCATGAAGCATATCGCTACCCTCCCAACCTACATCGTATAAACGTGGATGTTCAACGCCTTCAAACTTGCAGCCTATTGCAGTAGTTGTAACGCCTCTAAACCTACAATTGTATAGTATCGGTTGCCATACTGCTTGAGCAGCAGTTGAACCGCTTACAAGCGTTAAATCAGCTAACAAGCCTACTTCACATTGCGATGTTGCTAACTCTACAAATTGCGTTTGAAGCAACGATCCACCATGAAAGGCAATATCGAAGTTCTTAATCTCTATGTTTTGGAAGTTACACGAACGACCACCGCAAAATTCAAATCCCTTGCTTCCTGCTTTTAATGTTTGTGCATCAATGTTTACATTCTTAAACTCCCATCTTCGATCTAATGCCCTTCCTAAATCAGCAAGCAGAACTGGTTTCTTAAATAACGTATGTGCTACATTGACATCACCATCGTAGAAAAAACGTGCGCCTTGCATATCAAATATAAATATCTTACTATCAACATCTGCTACAGCAGTTTCCTTTTCGTTGGCAATTAAAAAACCGCCTTTAGTATAGTAGTATGTTTTGTTTGGAGTTGACTTTAACATCGACCAACGATCTTCTAATGTTGCCTTTTGAAATGCCTCCATTACAACTACATCATCATACGTAAATGTTGCAACGTTGATTGTTCCATAGACTGCCGCAGCGTATGGAAACTTAGTTGCTGCACTTGCGTTGGTGTAAGTTGCTGACGTTGTTGGATTGGTCAATGTGTTTAGCAACTGCTTAACACCAATACCTGAAATGTTAACGCCATCTTCTAAATCAGAAATAAACAATTCACCATTTGAACTACCACCGCCTCCACTTACAGTTAAGTTTCCACTACCTAACAATGAACTACCGTTGATGGTCTTTATGTTTGTACCGCTTACTAACGCAGCTTGTTTAGCATTCCATGTTGTGGCACTTGTAATTCTTGAATCGGCTAATGTACCTGTCCATCCAACAGTAATTGATGCTGTATTAAGTAATGCAGTTGATGGTGAGCCACCTAAAGATAAAGTAACATTTGTATCATCTACTTTTGTCAATGCTGATGGTGTGACACCTCCACCTGGGATGGAAGCAATTGCATTATCTACATAAGTCTTAACTGCATTCTGTGTAGGATATAATGTATTAGAAGTACCTAATATAGTTGTTGTACTCTTGTTGGTTAAATTTTCCTTCAGATCTAACGCTGGTATAAAAGAAGCTGTTAAGGCTTGACTACTTGATTGAGCCCAACTTGAAGTACCAATTAAAGCTCCTGTTAAAGAACCAGTAAATGAAGCAGTCATTCCAGTTACATTGATTTGGCTTGGTAATCTTAAATTGCTTATAAATCCAGTAGTTATATTTCCAGCATCTATATAAGAAGCAGTGATTGCTAAACTTGCAGTTTGAGCCCGACTTGCAGTTATATTATATGTACCTATTGGAAGAAACGATGCTGTTTGAGAGTTTATTGCATTTGAAGCAGTTTGAGCCCAACTTGCAGTACCCTGCATTAGAGTCACATTAATGATATTATTATTACCTAAATTTAAATTATTTGTTAATGGAGATTGAGGACCTAACATTAAATATCTAGCATCAGCAGACGCAACATCTAGTGGAGCTATAGGATACCACTGTCCTGGAGAGCTAGAATTAAAGATATATGTTTTTCCGTTATTCGCAGAAATAGGATCATTAGAAATAACCCATAATGTATTACTAGTTATTGATGAAGTTATATTTCCAGAACTACTTAAAATTAAAGAAGCAGAAGTACCTGTTATTATCCCAGCTAAAGATATAAAAGCATTTCCATTTATTGGTTGTATTCCATTAACTGTTACTAATCTGCTTGAAATCTGAGTTCCGTTAATATTAATTCCACTTCCTGGGATTAAAGGTACGTATGATGCTGAGATAGCATCTTGTGCTAAAGAAGCATATGAGGAAGAAATAGCATATGAGGATGTACCTGAAGTTGGTACTTCATTTAGATTAGTGATTACTTGATTTAAAATTCCTCTGACTGTAAAACCAGAATCTCTATTATTTATTTGATTTATACTCATTTTTTATTCATAAATATTATTAATCTTGCCAATATCCATCATCCCAAATTCCTTGATCTTCCCAAAATGTACTAGCCAGAGCATTCAAGACATTATAATAAGTATCTTGAACATTATACCCAGAAATTCTTTCATTAACTGATACTTTATTAATACCTGGAAGTTTCTTTACTGCTGTTAAATCTTTTTGAGGAATATCTGGAATAATATATCCCCATATTTTAATATTGAATGTACTACTTACTGTTCTTTCTGCTTTATCCGCCAACTCAGTTTTCATTGTAAAACTATCAATCATCGCTCTAAACTGAAAGCGTTGAGGATCACCCCAATATGAATCTGAAGCGTATTCAATTGCTTCAACAATTTTATTTAATTGATCCATATAATAAGTATTGACAGCGCATGTATATGTTAATGTAAGATAATCTGGAACTACAACTGCGTAAGCTGTTTGTTCAGGTACTATATTATTTAATATATCAAAGTTACTATATGCGTTTCTAGGAGAATATTTTTTCTTTTGGATTGATATATTATGTGGATTATTTGCGTCTAATTTATTTGATACTGTTCTTACTTTTTCAATAGAATCTCTTTTAAACATGATGATTGGCATCATAATTCTACCTTGAGAATCTCTAAAATATCCTTCTTTTTGAAATGAAACCCATTTTTCAGGTGAACCATATATAATAGGGACTTCTAATCTTTGTCCATTTTGTATCACATAAGGTTTAATAATATTTTGAAAGTAGTAAAATACAGCTTCATCTATATCTTGAATGCCAATTGAAAATGGTTTTGTAGTATCTCCTTTAAATGAAATTTGTCCTGATCTACCTGAGTTACTAGCTAGATTAGGATTTCCTGTAGGAGAAAAACCTGGGCCACTCTGATTAAGAGGTTCTTGTTGAGAAAGAAGAATTTCTTTCTGAGTTTTAGGTGTTGGTTTTCTTCCCATTATAATCTAGTTTTTATAATCCCGAGCTTATCTGTAGGAACATAATGACATTCACAAGTTATACCTACATTATATCCCCAATCTTGTAAATTAGGATTTAATGGATTTCCAGCGTATGGATAATCAGGATCTTTACCAGCAAAATAGTTATTTATAATTGTATTATCTATTTCCCAATAACTTTCTTGATATAAAATTACATCTCCAACTTCAGGATGTACATTAGCATCTACTAAATCATCTCTTAGAAAAGCAAAACTTACTGGCCAATCAAAATCTACTCCTAAATCACTTGTAGGACTTACATTATCTCCTACTGTGATTAAAGCATTAAATATAATAGGTCCATCAAATAGTCTTCCTGTAGATGCTTCACCATACATGTTAACTTTAGTTTCGGCTATTTTATATTTGTAAAAAGCACATTCTTGAGAAATAATATTTCCTATTAATTCTCTATTAAGTCTTCTTATAAAAGATACATCTCTACTTGATCCAAATAATGCGCACATAATTTATATTGGATTTGTTATTTTATATATTCTTATCATCCTATAAATATTGTCATTGGACTACGATTCAATTCATTCATAGTTGAATCTCCTTCTGCTTGTTTTCTAGCTAATAATGCTTGACGAGAAGTTTCATCTAAATATACTCTTAATTTTTCAATTAATGCTGTTTTTTCTGCTGTAGCAGCGGTAATTAAATCTGATGAGTTTAAAGATATTTCTCTATTAGGAATAGGTATTGTTGATTGATATTTTCCTCTCACATATCCTAACATTTCTTTACATAATGCTAATGTATATTCAAATATCCACTGACGACCGATAGAGTTAATTTGAGAGTATTTTGGGTTAGTGAAGTTAGCATTTGAAGGATTTGTTACACTTCCTCCTGCTTGTGTTATTACACTGTTATTTCTTTCCTCTAAACTAATATATTGAAACCAAATATGATGATCATTATGAGGAGGAATTGGAAATATTCTTAATTTATTATTTATTAATTCAAATGAATAATTAGCTAATGAAATTTCATTCTGTATTTCTACTGCTTGAGCAGACTGAAGTAATAAACTTGTAGGATACATTAAAAATCCTGTTGATCCAAATAAACCATAAGCACCAACTGCTGGAACTCCTCCTAGTCCTGAGAATATACTTAGATTATATACTTGATTAACAGCAGGTGGTGGATAATAAAATATTTTTTTAATCTCCATTCCACCAGTCACATTATTTTCTATAGCCCATAAATTAAAATCATAGTCTTGGACTCCAGCTGTTGTAGTAAATGAGCCACTATACCAAGTTAAGTTTCCTCCTACTCCTGCTTCTTCACCATACTGTTGAGTTAATCTTATAACCCCAGCCATTGAAGGAGTCACAATAGCATGATTCATATTAGAGGCAGTAGGTGATCCTATAACATTTAATAAATTATCTCTTACTTGAAAAGCATATAATTCATTTCCGTATGTAGTAATAGCTTCTTCAAATGCAGCGTAAAAATTTATATCCTGTAGCTCTACTTCCATAATAGGATAACCTAATCTTCTAGCACAGAATGTTACTACTTTATCTGCATCTGTTTGAAATTGATAATCATTATCATAGAAATTAAAGGGAGTCATTCCTGGAAAGAATGATGATGAACCGGGATATATAGAAATGTTCATATTTTATATATTTGTTGTAAATATAAATTAATTTATAAATATATTATGTTTTCTTTAGATTATATAGTGTATTTTGAGTTTCAATTAACTCAATATCGAGTTGATTAACTATTTCTAAATTACCACCCATTACAGCATTATCACGCTGTTGAGTTAGTGATTTTATTTTATTTTCTATAATAAAGATTATTTCTACTATTTTCATTTTAATAATATATTAAAGTTCTCCACATTTCATTTGTAGAATGTCTCATTATGTATAAGTATTTTAGTCCATCTGCTGTACATATTATTTCCATTCTATTACTTAGCACAGCTGTCCCCATACCATAAGGAATAGTAGCAAATGGTTTTATTTCATTTTTAACATAATCATAATACATTATCCTACCAGTAGAATCTCTTTGAAAATAAACTCTATCTCCGTCATAAGCATACATTGTGCCTGTGGTTAATGTTTCACCTTGTCCTAAAATGAACTGACCATATTCCCATTGGTTAGTTCTTAAATCATAAATATCAAATGTATGAGAACCTCCACCACGAGGTGATATTAGTAATTTACCTTTATCTAGTGACCCACTCCAATTCCATTCTAAAGCCATACCCGCCCCTAGAGCTGGGCGACCTATAATTGTATATGTTGTTGTATTATCTAAAGAAGCTCCAGCAGCTGATAATGTTAATGCATTGGCTGTATTACTTGTTATTGTAGATTCTTGTCCTACACCAGTACCTCCAGTTATAGTTACACGTTTACCGGCCCATTGATTTACTTTCCACTTTTTAGTAGTATCTGTTAATACAGTTGTACTACTCGCAGTATTAGTTGCTATACCTGATGTATCTAATATATTATAAGTTGTTGTGTTATCTGGTATATATCCTATATTAGGAGTCATTGATTTGAATGGAGTTGTTGAGGCTATACCATTTATAGTACCAGTAATTATTGTTGCTCCGTTTCCTGTCCAATTAATACCGTCTACTGAGTATGCTGAGGTATTTGTTCCTGCACCTCCTGCTATCCAATAAGTCCCATTCCATGCTATACTATTACCCGATGTAGAAAAAGGTCCAGGTATTCCTGTCCAAGTAGAACCACTATTAGTTGAGTAGGCTATTGTATTTGTTCCTTGTCCAACTGCTACAGTTATATTTCCATTCCATGCTACAGCATTACCTTGTGTTGAGAAAGGACCTACTATTCCTGACCATGTAACACCATTAGATGATGAAGCAACAGTATTTGTACCATTACCTACTGCTACAAACTGTGTTCCTGCCCAACAAACACCTCTTCCTGCTGTACTAAATGTGCCTAAACCTAAGCCTACAAATGTTACTGCGGATCCTGTATCAATACAATGTGCTATTGTATTTGTACCTTGACCTACTGCTACCCATCTTGTACCATTCCAAGCAACAGCATTACCCTGTGTTGAGAATATGGATGTACCTAAACCTGTAAATGTCGCTGCTGCGTTTCCATCTGTAGAATGAGCAATTGTGTTTGTCCCAGAACCAACTGTTATAAATCTTATACCATTCCAAGCTACTCCATTTCCTGTGGTTGTATGGATAGTTTGTCCTAATCCATTCCATGTTATTCCATCATTAGACCAAGCAATTGTATTTAATGCTGTACTTGTACCTACTGCTACAAAACGTGTTCCACTCCAACAAATACCATTTCCGCTTGTGTTAAATATAGCAGATCCATTTGCTGTTAAGGAACCTGATCCGTTTGTATCCCAATAAGCTAGTGTATTAGTTGTAGATCCAACTGCTACTGCTCTACCAAAATTAAGAGAACTAGTTGTGCTAGTTGTAATTATGTTTTCAAAAAATTCACCTGAGGATGATGTAAATAAAACTTTGTTATTTGCCCAAGTATTTACTAACCAATTTCTAGAAGTATCTGTTATACTACTGGTAGTTGCACTTGAAACAAATCCATATGAAGATTCACTAACTGGTAAAAATTGAGCATCTTTTCCAAATGCTTCCTGTTCTTGTATAAAATATCTTGAGTTACCATTTGTTGGTGCTACACCAGCCTGAAAAGATATTGTTGTCTGTGAGTTACCTATAATTTTTCTCCACGTGGCTGTTCCAGTTAATCCATTAGATTGAATACATATTAATTTACCTACAAATTGGTTTGGTATCCAATTTTGTGTTTCATCTACTAATAATGATGTTGTTAAAGCATACTTTGCTACTGCGTTTGCTGTAGCAGTAATAGAAACTTCTACCACAGTTAAAGATTGTATACCGGAGATTGTGTATGTTGTGTTCCATGCTGCTTCTGTAGCACCTTTAAATGTTGCTGAGTCTCCTATTAAAAAGTCGTGATTAATTGCAGTTGTTATATGTCCTAAAACTCCAACCGAAGTTATAGCTATTGTACATCCTGTACCACCTGCTGTTAGTGGAGTCGTAGCTACAGTTGTTGCTGAATAGCCAGATCCTCCGCTGTATAATGAAACGGATAATACTGCTCCGTTAACTGGATTTATATTTTCCACTCTTACACGACCTGCTCCACCTGATAAAGTTAACAAATCACCAACTGTATAACCTGTACCTGCTACTATTGGAGTGGTGTTAATTGCTGTTACAGCGTTAGTTACTCTTGTAGCTGTTGATACTCCATGGGATTGTATTAAATCAGATTTTTGTAAAACCAAGTTAAAGGTTATTCCATTATCTGTTATAGTACCAGTACTCCATAAGGATCTTTCAGGATGGTATTTTATCATTCTAGCATTACCATTACCAGCAAAGTAAATTGCTTCTTCTCCTGTTACAGCGTACTTACTACCTATAGTAGGCATATTATCCCATGCTCTTCCAAAAGTAAAAGTGTCGGTTGTATTTGAAAATATTCGTCTTCCTTGTCCAATTCCTGAGCCTGATATAATTTCTATCTCTGCTCCAACCCAATCACCTCTTGTCATATTGAGGGACGAGTCTGAAATTGATTGTGATGTTAAGGAAGTTATTGATCCGGTAAAATATGTTCCAACTAGATTATTAATTGGTGCTAATGTAAAATCAGTACCAATCGCTGGTGAAAATATACCTGTGGGTGTTAATTTCTGTACAAATCTATCACTTAAAATATCATAATAATAGAAACTAAAAAAAGGTGAAGCAGCACCCGTTACCCACCAAATACCGTGTGATAAAACTCTGAATTTAGATGTGCTATCTGGGGTTATATCCCATGGAGAATCTAAATTTATTGTTTGAGATACTATTGCAAAGTTTGCTTGTGAGGGTGGTGTATTAGTTGGTGTGCCGTATGGTGCTGTAGCAGAGTATGGAGCTGCTAAAAAATTACGAGCATCGTAGTTAGCGTCAAATACAGTTAATGTATCATTAGTATTATAAAGAATTTCCCTATATTGAGAGAAACCAGTATTAAAAATAACTCTTAATCCATATCCTTCCCATTGATTGAATCCATATCTTTTAGTAGTATCACCTATTGAGTTTACACCTGCTGAGGTTGCTACACCTGCATCGTGTATTATTTCAGAATTTGCTGATGTTATAGTTCTACGCTGACCTTTACCGGTACCGGAATATATTTCGATTTCGTATCCTGATGGATCTACTCCTGTAGATGGTATTTGTAGTGTTGAAGAAGTAGCACCCAATACTTGTCCTCTATATCCTTGATTTTTTACATATTTAACATTTAGTATAGCACTAGGTGTAACTGGTCCTGTACTTAGTTGTTGCCAAGAATCGCCTATTGTATCATAACGATACAAAACGTTAGATGGTCCAAAATAATATAAGTATCTACTACTACCATCTCTTGCTGTGGTTAAACAAGTTAATCCTGATGTATTAGCAGGTGCAAATCTTAACCATTCAAATACAGGTAGATCTACTTGTTGTTTTAAGTTATTTGTTAATGCCATAATTTAGCTAAATTGTAAGTTTCTTCTTATTCCTTGTGCATATGTTAGACGTGCTGCGTCTGTAAATTGGAATCTTATATCAACACCAGCAAATTGGTTTACAGTTGTCACTGCAGCTAATGTACCAGTACCAATGTTTGATGTAACAGTTCCAGTAACAGTTGTAGTAGGCATTGCCTCAACTGCAATTCTTTGTCTCTGGTTACTATCCTGTATTGATAATGGAGTTAATAATTGTACTATCTTTTTAAGATATTGTATTGATTCTTCTGATGCAGGTGTTAGAGTATTATCTAAAAATATTTGAAGTTTGTCCGTATTAGACATTCCTGTTGTATTATAGGTTAATGTCAATACATTATTAGATATAGTTCCGCCTTTTGTTGGATCAGCAAAATTATAAATGATAACATTATCAGTTACATTGGTAATAATTAATAGATCTTCTAATCCAATAACATCTGTAGTGTTAAAGGTTACTTGCTGGGTAGCAGCATTAAAATTATAATCTTCAAATAGTATTTTCATTTCTTATAAATATGTGATTAAAATATTATCCTAATGCTATTGCAAAAGCTATTGCTAAGTTTTCTGAGACTCCTCCACCTATGGGGGCTCCGTTTTGTGTTATAGGTCCAAACACATTTAATGAACCTGATATAGTTAAACTACCTGTGATAGTTTGACTTGCCTTAAAGCTATTGGATCCAGTTGTTGCAAAGGATCCAGTTTTATTATTTATAGAACTTGTGTATGCGTTAAAGGAGGATGTTGTAACAAACGAACCTGTATCAACACTTGTACCACCTCCATTCAAAGCATAGCTTGCTGTTAAAGCATAACTAGCACTTGTTGCTAATGATGCTGTAAGCGTAGCTGTACCTTGTATAGTTAAACTACCACTTATGGTAACTGAACCTGATATTGTTGGTGAGTATATAATCATGTTAGTTGGTGATGGATATATATGATGTTAATTCATTGAGTATAGGATCTGTTTGTAAAGTACTATAATTGTTTAAATTAGATTGTATTTGTACGTCAATTGTGTCTCCCACATCTAAATTCAGTGTACTGGTTATATCGGGGGTTGAGTATCTATTACTTTTAAAGTTAAAGAGTCTAGATTTATCACCTCCAGCATTTAATGTAATTAGTATTACTACAGTATCAGAAACATCAGTAGTAAAGTCTAATAAGCAATTTATATAAATATCATATGTTCCTGATTTTAAACAAGTTATAGTTCCGGAACTCACTGAAAATGCATTTCCTATATTTAATATTTCAGCATCATATCTAATACCCCCTAAACTACCAGCCGTAAAATTATCATTTAATACTGATAATACATAAGCATACTTTTGTGTTTGAGATCCTATTCCACCAAATGTTGCAACTGCAAACCCATCTATTGTTGAATCAAATACTATTGTCGCTGTGTTAGAGTCTGTTAAATTTAGTACTTTAGGAATTATTTGATTGTAGGATGTATCAAACACCTCTATTACTACTTCTCTACGTCCTAAATTATGACTAAAAGACCAAGTGTCTAATCCACTAAATGATTGAGTTACTACCGTTCCAGCGGATAGAGCATAAGACGCTGTTAATGAATTTTGGGCCCAACTTGCTGTTCCAAATAATGAACCTGTAATACCGCTGCCTGAGACTACTAAACTTCCTGTAATTATTGCTGTTCCGGTATAAGGAAATGTAGCACCACCACCACCAGACCCACTGAAATAAGATGCTGTTATGTAACCTAATTGGCCTGATGCTGTATCAAACATCATAACATGTTGTTCGCTTATACTATCACTAGTGAGTGCATTTGTCAATTGTGGCATATACACAGATCCAGTAGAGTCAACAGTTAATGCATTTGGATTTAGCGGATTAACTACTGGAAAAACTGTGTACACATTAAAAACATTAGTCGACGTTTCTGTAGGAGTTTTAACATACATTAACGGACCTCTATTACTGGATAGTGCTAAAAGATCATTATCATTGGCTGAACCTGATCTATATATATTAATTGAACCACTTACATCTAATTTATTACCACCGGCTGTAGTGGTGAGTGGATCACCCAAATTAAATATAGCTGCTGCATCTATTGTTTTCGATAATAATTTTAGTGTAGGACCTGGGGTAAATGGATTAAAGCTAAACTCGGCAATTGATGTGTTCAAAGGAGCATATCCTCCAACTGGTGTTGCTAATACTACTCCATAGTTAGTAGAGGTACCTGGAGATGCTGTGATAAGCACCTTACTTGCACTCATGGCAAGTGAAGATGAAATTGCCCAACTTGATGTACCAAATAAACTACCTGTAAATCCTAATGAGGATATAACTGAACCGGTTACAATTAAACTACCTGTTATTATTGCACTACCGGTAAATGGAAATGTTGCATTATTTAATGCATGCGATGCAGTTAAAGCGTAAGAAGCTGATAAAGCAGGATTTGTGCTTGTGAATATAGATCCTGTTACATATGAAGCTGTTAAAGCGTTTTGTGCCCAACTACTTGTACCAATTAAGTTTCCGGTAAATGAGCCTGTAAATGAACCTGTATTACTTAAGAATTGATCTACTCTATTTACTGTTACAATAAGTGAAGGAATACCTGGTACTACTCCAAATGCTGGTTCTGCATGTAAACGAACGTTTGCATCCGGTGAATACCACATTAATTGGTAATAATCATTTGCTGATGAATTTACAAAGAAATTCCATGCTGCAACATAATGAGCTCCATTACCCGTTAATTGTACTGATGTTGCGGTATCTGATAAATCGGTACCATTTTTTCTTAGCCAAATCCATACTTCATCTGTACCCGAATCTGTTTTATCTACTTGAGCAGAAAATTGAATATCATAAACACCTGGATTTTCTGTTTTGATATATGTGTTAAAAGGATTTGTTGAACCTGAGATTGATACACCATTTGAAATGTCTGTTGTGTTAAGAGACATTGATCTAGCGGTACCTGCTACATTTGTTTGAGTAACTGTACTATAAAAGGATCCATAGGAACCAGTAGCAGTATTGAATCCACCATCTCCAGTTGAACTAATTGTTACTTGACCTAAACCGGTAGTTGGTGATATTGATATATTTGGACCTGCTAATAGTTGAGTTACACCACCATTTAAAGCATAGGATGCTGTAGTTGAATATGAACTACTTAATGTATAACTACTACTTAGAGTATATGATGAACTTAGAGCATGAGATGATGATAAAGTATATGATGAACTTAAAGTATAACTACTACTTAAAGCATAACTACTACTTAGAGTATATGATGAACTTAAAGCATATGATGAACTTTCAGCGTGAGATGATGATAAAGCATATGAAGCACTAATTGTATATGATGAACTTAAAGCATATGATGAACTTAGAGCATATGAAGCAGAAATAGCCTGTGATGCTGAGTATGCCCAACTAGCAGTACCAAATAAAGATCCGGTAATTCCGCTTGATGCACTAATAAAAGATGCTGTTAATGTTTGTATATTTGCTCCATTATTTGTAATGAATGACCCAGTAATAATAAGTGAACCAGATATAATTGCACTACCTGTAAATGGAAATGGTGATACATATCCTGATAGATATGATGCTGTTAATGCATATGATGAACTTATACTATTTGAAGCATATGAACTACTTATAGCATTTTCTGCCCAACTTGATGTTCCATATAATGAACCGGTTATTAATGGAGCATTTAAAACTCCATTTATGTTTACTGAACCTGTAAATTCTGCTAATCCTATATTTCTAAAAGTATTAGATCCACTAACAGTTAAACTACCAGTGATTTCAATACTACTAGTTGTATTCCATGTGTTATTACCTATAAAATAAAAGGGAGCAGATGATCCTGATATACCTTGAGATCCTGAGGGACCTTGAGATCCTGAGGGGCCTTGAGATCCTGAGGGACCTTGAGATCCTGATGGGCCTGGTTCTCCTATTCCGGATGGACCAGGTGGACCTGTTAATACTTGAATTACTTCAGTGACAGGTTGAGTTATATTAATGTCAGTACAACAATTATAGTCTATTACAGTTATTGTTTTATTAATATCTTGTAATACAACTTGATTATTGTTAGAAACAATATTTGTTGGTCCTATACAATTTGACATTATCGAGTTACTTCTTTAGATAATTTTACTTGTCCTTCTAAAATTCTAGAAACAAAACTACCTGAAAATATTTCTAGATCATATACAGCTTGATCAAAAGATAAAGCAGAAGATGAAACAGCAGAAATATATATTCCAATTGAGCCTGATGTAGGAGATGTAGTTCCATTTGAACCACTAAAATTTAATCCTGTCCCATCAGTTTGTAATGAACTACTTAAAGTAAGATAAACTGTAGAAGAAGCTACATCTGGGCGAATTTGCATTCGTCCTCCATAATTTG